TTGCAATGGTCACCAGCGGCCAGAGGTGCGTCGGGCTTGAGCGCCCGTGTGACGGCGGCCTTCAGGTCAGCCTCGAAGGCTTTGATGCGCTCCACCGTGGTCACCCACCGCTTGACGCTGGGCGGCTGCACGATGATCAATTCGACTTCCTCCACGCCCTCGAACACCCACTTGGTGGCATCCGTCCGCATGGCGGCGGCGGCGTAAAACATCAGCTGGGCGTTTTCTTCTGCCGCCACAGGGATGCCGTCACCGAATTTCCAATCCAGCACGACAGCGCGATTGCCAAGGCGGCCCAGAAAATCAGTACTACCAAAAACATCAGGCAGATAATCGCCAAACCCCACCCGGCTTTCGACAGCATATTCCATCCTCCCTTCGGGGTCGATCTCATCCAGCGCATCCAGCGCCGGGCGCAGCTTGCGCTCGATCAGGTCTTCATCCAGCGTAATGCCCTCATGGGTGCGCCCCAGATAGGTTTCCGGCGGGCAGTGCTTGTCCAGCACGTCCGCGATGGTGTCGTGCAGCAAGGTGCCTTCGTTGGCGTAGCTGCTGCTGGGCTGCGGTGGCATCTTGTCCACCAGCGCCACGCTGCCTGGGCAAGCGATGACGCGTTTGGCGGTCGATCCGCCGACGATCCTACTGTGTTGCATTGTCGTACCCCTTGTTTGGACAGTTGGTATGGCACGTCAAAATTTTGGGTGCAACGGTCATTCGCATGACTGCTGCTCCCGGTTAAGGTTGGCGGCTGACCTGGCGTTGCCGTTGGCGCGGGCCTGTTCATAAATGGCGCGGCGGTGTTTGCGTAGGGCCTCGCTAAAACGGTACACGCTCCCCCAGCCATACATGTGGGCAAGCTCCCCCAGTGTCAGGCTGTCGTGAGGATGCCCGATTGCGGGCAGGGTGGGCGCTGTGCCTGGCGGGCGCGGCGGGTGGTTGGTGCGGCCCTTGGGCGCCTCCTCCTTGGCCATGCGCGCCTCTACAGACGCGACCTGGGACAGATGCGCCCGTATGCGTTCATTGGCAACGATCGGCACCCGGCGCCCGTCATCGTACAGCCAAAAGAATCGGCGTTCATGGATGATCGGGCGGCGGCTCATGCCAGCAGCCCCTGTGCGGTGCAGGTCTGGCGTAGGTGATGCGGTGCATAACCCAAGCGCCGGGTGCAGTCCCCATATTCGCGGCACAGGGCCTCAATGCGCGCGTCTAAGGCGCGGGTGGCGCTGTAGAGCCTGTCATGCTCTGCAAGCGCCGCAGCGGCGTCCTGCAAGATATCGCGCTCCTGGCGCGGTGATGTGCTTTGCATTATCTATCGTCCTCGATTAGTAGGGCCAGCGCCAACAGCGCCAGCGCGATCAAAAGCCCGGCCATGCTATGCGCCAGCGTCATCGTGCGCGGCCTGCATAGCGTCATACTGGCGCCAGAGCTTGGCAATGTCCGCCTGGGCCTCTGTCAGCCGTTCGGCCAACACAAGGGCCAATTCGCTATCGTGTTTGGCCGCATCTAGCAGCGCCAGGGTGGGTAGGGTGCGAAGGTAATTTCGGTCGTTCAATTTCATGTTCAAGCCTCCCCAGCCGCCGCGCGGCTTATTGCAGTCATCATCATACTGTGCATCTGGTGATCCGCTTGGCCTACCCATGCAAAGGTTAGTGTGCCATTGCGCGTCCGGACGGTCACCTCAAAGCCGTTCACCGGCAAGATCACTGTGTCCGTTGCTACACGCTCCGCAATCTCATCCCATGCCTCTTGCGTGGTGACGGTCAATTCATGCCACGGGTCTTCCTTATGGCCGAATTCATCGCACCATGCGGCATAGGCGGCCTGTCCGGGTGACGGGCCAAATACGATCGGTGTTTTCTCGCTCACTGGTCTTGCTCCTGGTTGGTTGTCTGTTGCTCAATAATGTCGGCAATGCGCCCATAACTCTCTGCAAGCTGTAGCTTGCGCCGCTCATCGCTGGCACTGTCGCACCATTGCGCTTCACTGTAATGGGCGGCCTCGGACTCGCGATAGAGGCGCGCGGCCTCAATAGCGCCATGCGTGGCGATAGCGTTTGCTGCTATTTGTTCGGCTGTCATGGTTTATTTCTCCCATAGATTGCGGTGAGTGTTGACGTGAATGTAGCCATTGCCGCGCGCGTTGCCGCCGGTCGCCCATGCTTCCGCCGGCGCCGTGTCAAGCCAACCCAACTTGGCGACTAGGGCCATTGCAGCCCCGCGGTGGTTGCCCTCAATTGATAGGGCATGATCATATGATACGGTGATGCTACCGGCCCATGCCGTCGCCTTTATGCGACCGGGGTGGCTATTGGTTGGCCCAAGATAACGGGTTTCGATACCTTGCGAAATGATAAGCGCGGACATTGTATTTTCCTCTCTCTGTAGTGTCAGGGCGGCGCTGTGGCCGCCCTGGCGTGTTGTCAGGCGGTGATGGCGGCCCATTGGGCGGCATCATCATGATAGGCGCCCCTGATAGGCATTAGGACAGCATAGGCGTCATCAACGCCGGGGAAGGTGACGCCGGCAGGGCCTTCGCCATTGTGGTGGATGTGCGCCGTCAAGCCGGTGCCGCTCGAATAGCCGCGCTTAGGCTTGCCTTGCAGCAACAGGCCAATCTTGCCCATGTCGGCGACATAGGCCGGATTAAACTGTGTAATGGTGCCGCTGATTTCGGACGGCACCACCCGGCGCCAATCGGGATATGTGCCGTCAATGGGCTTGCAGGCAATGTCACCTACGCGATCCGGCGCGATCGTGATGGTGGGCAGCTTGTGGCCAGCCAACGCGCGTTTCAGCACATCACGGCCGATGATCCAGCCGGCAAATGATCCTGGCGCGGGGTTATGCTCGCTGGCGGCCAAATCGATGGTGCCAACGAACATGCGGTGGCCATCCGTTGATACCAGCTTGCCGGCCGGATCCACAAACACGCCATTCAGATAATAGCGGGTTTCTTCAGTGGAAACGCATAAGAGCGCGGCGCGCAGCATATCGGCATTGACGGTGATGACGGTATCCATAGTGAATTGTCCCTTCGTGTATTGGCTTATCTCATCAGACTGTCGGGAGCCGCCCGACAATGACGCGCACAGGGTGCGCGTTTCGACGTTTAGTAACGAACGCCAGGGCATTCAGGCAGGTTAAGAACCATTTCCGCCAGATGCTCCCATGTGACGCCTTCGCGCCATGAAACGCCATATGTGCCATATTCGGACGTAGTGGCGGTGCAATGGTTCCAGCCGTTAAGCGTCGTCGTATCCCAAACGCTTTGCAAACGGTCGCGCAAAACGTCGGGAGCGTCGGCGATACGTTCGGCCAAACGCGCCAGGGCTTGTGTGGGCGTTTCGCCGGTAACGTAAACCGGGCGATACTTGCCAAGGAAATAGGCGGAAGCTGTGTAGGTCGTCATGATATCGTTTCCCTTCGTTTAGATGATAGCGAGAATGGCAAGGCAGGCGAAAAGCGCCAGCATGGCGAGGGCGTCTTTCATGGCTTAGGCTTCCGCGCGGCTAAGGCTGGCCAATGCCGCCCATGTGCGCGACCACGTGGCGTGGTCGCGGATGATGACGGTGTTACCGCGCGGCGTCTCAACGACGGTGCCGCGATGAGTGACGCCATAACGCGACCATGTTACCGCGTCGCCGGCTTTGAATGTCTGTGTGTGCATGTCGTGTCCCTTCGTTGTTGATGCGCCCTCATATCATCCCTATCAGGCTGTGCAACATCTTTTTTGACCATAGCGAGCGATTGCCAAAGATTGGCGGGGGATTGTCAGCGATAGGGCGGAATCGTAAACGGCTTTTTTGCGTGGGAATCCAAGAGGCTGGAAGGGATTTAAGCTATTTGGGTTTTGTTGTGGCTATACCGAATGAAAAAATATGTAGGTATATAGGCTGTAACGCTGGCGCGTGGTGGCCCCCCGTATCTGGCGCGACTTTTCCGGCATGGCTTAAACCGCTTAAATCCGTTTTTTTAGCTCTAACCCTGTGATATTGCTGGTAAAAACCATTGTCATGTTGATTGCCTAAAAACGCCCAAAAACACCTCGGTTCGCCACTTAGGCGCGATTGTCACGCAAGCTTGCCCGTGTTGCCCCTCTCTCTCGCGCTTTGCCTAAACCGCCCATGCCAACAAATGGTGCGCGCAAGCTGGCGCGCCAGGCGATTGGTTTTTTTCTGCCCAAATCGCCCAACCGGGCAAATGACTCCGCCGGATTGCTGCGACATGCTGCCGCTGCCGCTGGCTGGCGCCGCGGGCAGGGGGGGTGGGGGCCGAGCGGCGCGTGACTGTCACGGGCACCGTCCGCAAACAATTTTTATTTTTTTTATGAAATGGCAACACAGTTTAGTGCAGCCTTGCCCACGCACCCCGCGTCATCTATTATGGCATCATGACTTTTTATTCCCTGCCGTTCGCACCCGAACGCCCAGAAGCCACCGAGGCGCGCTTGGAGGCAATCTACGAAGCTGCGCGTTATGGCCTGAAAGGCGACAGTTTGGCGTTGGCCGCTGGCCTCACCCCCGCGCAGTTCCGGCGCTTGGCTGAGTTTGATGCGCTGGTCGAGATCGCCGAGATGAAGGGCCGCGCTGACGGCGAACTGTCCGCCGCCAGGACGATGTACAACGCCGCGGCGTCAGGCGACGCCAGGGCCGCGCTGGACATCCTCAAGCACAACCACGGCTGGGTGGCCAAGCAGCAGATCGACGTGAACATCGACCAGCAGATCAGCATCACCGCGGCGCTGGAAAAGGCGCAGAGCCGCGTCATAGAAGGGCTGTACACCGTACTGCCCCGCATAGAGGACAACAACAGTGCAGCAGCCAATCTACTCAGCGCAGGACGAGATGGCTCTGATGAGCCGGCTGTGGTCGCCGGCTATCAAGGATGACCCGCTGGCGTTTGTGCTGCTGACCTACCCGTGGGGTGAGCCGGGAACGCCGCTGGAAAACTTTCAAGGCCCGCGCAAATGGCAGCGTGCGGTGCTGGCCGACATCCGCGACCACATCAAGGACAACGGCGGCAAGGTGGACTACGACACCTTCCGCAAGGCGGTGGCGTCAGGCCGCGGGATTGGCAAGTCGGCGCTGGTCAGTTGGCTGGTGCATTGGATGCTGTCCACGCGCATCGGCAGCACGACCATCGTGTCGGCTAACTCGGAAGCGCAGCTACGGTCGGTGACCTGGGCCGAGATCACCAAGTGGCTGGCGATGGCCATGAACAGCCACTGGTTCGAAATCGCCGCCACGCGCATCATGCCCGCCAAGTGGATCACGGAACTGGTCGAGCGCGACCTGAAGAAAGGCACACGCTATTGGGCCGTCGAGGGCCGGCTGTGGTCGGAGGAGAACCCGGACGCCTACGCCGGGGTTCACAACTGGGATGGCGTGATGCTGATCTTCGACGAGGCCAGCGGTATCCCCGACAGCATCTGGTCAGTCAGCGACGGTTTCTTCACAGAAAACACACCGCACCGCTTTCACGTCGCGTTCTCCAACCCGCGGCGCAACACCGGCTACTTCTACGAGACGTTCAACAGCAAGCGGGCGTTCTGGCGCACGCGCAACATCGACGCGCGCGAGGTCGAGGGAACCGACAAGAACCTGTACCAGCGCATCATCGACGAGTATGGCGCCGACAGCTACCAGGCCAACGTCGAGGTCTACGGTCAGTTCCCGTCAGAAGGCGACGACCAGTTCATTCCGGTCAATTTGGTGGACGACGCCATGAAGCGACCTAGGCTGAAGGACGAGTCGGCACCGATTACCATCGGCGTTGACCCGGCACGGTTCGGATCGGACGCTACCGTCATCGCGGTGCGGCAGGGACGCGATATAGTCGCCATCAAGCGTCTGCGCGGCGCTGACACGATGGAGGTGGTCGGCCACGTCATCGAAGCCATTGAGGAATACAAGCCGGCGCTAACCGTGATCGACGAGGGCGGCCTGGGCGCAGGCGTGGTGGATCGGCTGAAGGAGCAGCGGTACAAGGTGCGCGGCGTCAACTTCGGCAACAAGGCGCAGAAGCAGCTTATGTATGGCAACAAACGCGCCGAGATGTGGGGCGCCATGCGCGAGTGGCTCAAGACAGCCAGCGTGCCGAACGACCGCTTCCTGAAGTCCGACCTGATCGGGCCGAAGACAAAGCCGGACAGCAAGGGGACGCTGTTCCTTGAGTCGAAGAAGGATATGAAGGCTCGCGGGCTGGCGTCACCCGACGCTGCCGACGCCATCGCGGTGACGTTCGCGTTCCCGGTGGCGCACAGAGAAGGGCGCGTTGACAAGAAACGCGGGGGCGGATATTCTCCCGGCGGAGTTGCCAATTCTTGGATGGGCAGTTAACGCAATGGCCGACAAGAAAAAGTCTGTTTCGCTGGCCGTGGGTCGTGGGGAAAAGCTCTCCGCGGCCAAGGGTGCGGGACTGACGGCCAAGGGCCGCGAGAAGTACAACCGCGAGACAGGGTCGAACCTGAAGCCGCCGGCGCCCAACCCCAAGACCAAGGCGGATGCAGGGCGTAAGGCCAGTTTTTGTGCGCGTATGGGCGCAGTAGCAGCTAAGGCTAAGGATAGCGAACGCGCCAAAGCCAGCCTCAAACGGTGGAAATGCTCATGAAGAAGCCAGGTCTGTATGCGAACATCAACGCCAAGAAGGAGCGGATTGCCGCTGGTTCTGGCGAAAAAATGCGTAAAGCGGGCGACAAGGGGGCCCCAACAGCCAAAGACTTCAAAAATAGCGCCAAAACAGCGAAAAAGGGCAAATAATGCGCCGCATGACCCCCGCCAAGATGCCGATGGGCCTGAAAATGCCCAAGCCGAAGGCCGAAATGGACGCAATCCCGCTGGCGCGTAAGCCCATGCCGGGCGGCAAGGACATCATCAGCATCACCACGCGGATGCGTGAGACGCCCATGAAGAAGGGCAAATAAGATGCCTTTGTCCAAATCTGCCGGCAAAGAGGCGTTCCGCAAGAACATCAAGGCGGAAGTGAAGGCTGGCAAGCCAGTCAAACAGGCTGTAGCCATTGCTTACAGCGTCAAGCGCGAAGCGGCCAAAAAGGGTAAGAAGTAAGCATATGGCCGACTCCACAGGCATGGTAGCGGCGGGTAAAGTCGCCAACGTGGGGTCAAACCCTGAGAAGGTGCCTGCGCGCGACGAAGACAAGATGGCGACCATGCGCCACCGCCTGAAGATGGCGCAGTCGGCGTATTCGGACAGCCGCGAAGACGAACTGGACGATCTGCGGTTCATGGCCGGCAGCCCTGACAACCAGTGGCAGTGGCCCGCCGACGTGCTGGCCACCCGTGGTAGTGTGCAGGGCCAGACGATCAACGCGCGTCCATGCCTGACCATTAACAAGC